GATCCTCACTCACAACACCCAAAGGAGCTTCCACTTTATGACCAAATACACCGATGCGGAATGCCTCCAGTTCCTCGACTCGATCCAGTATGAGCGAGATGCGTCCAGCCTCGAGTACTTCGAAGGCGACTGGACTGAGTTTGACTCCTCACAGAACAACGTGGAGCACGCCCTCTTCTGCCTCCAGTTGAGGGAAATCGGATGCCCGAAGAGCCTCGTCCACCGCTTCGCAAGCATGATGGACCGTAGAGGTGTCTCTTGCCCTCTCGCGTCTATCATCGTCGAGAATAAGAAGGACTCTGGCCGCGTTGACACACTGGTCGGTAACACGACCTTCAACGCCGCCGTTCTGTTGAATCTCATCCAGGGCGACATCCTCCACACTCTCTGGAAAGGCGACGATTCACTCATCATTGGTAGAGGTCTCCGCATGGATCCCGCGAAATCCAAATATTATGAGTCATCATGCGGCTACAAGATTAAAGCCGCGACCGGTCCGAGCGCAGAGTTCGTCTCATTCATACTCAACGTAAATGGCGCCGCTCTCAACATCCCTAAGCTTGCGGCTAAAGTCATCTCGAGATGTTACACGGGTCCGGAAGATTTCGTGAAATACCAACTCGCCATCAAGGATCTTCTTAAGACGACCAAGGACACCACGACCGCTGCTTACATGTGCCAAGTCAATGCCGCCCATCATCGCGTCAATCGCGAGGATATCGACAACCTCCTCAGCGTGCTTCGCAGATTTGCCATCGGGGACTACGAGTTCGATCAACTTGTTAAGTTCGAACGCAACCATCTCATCTACGGCGACACGAACCCGCATGACTCGGTCGCAGGATTGAGGGCAGAAGGTTTCTATTCCAACAATGTCCATCTACCCGCAACTCCCAGCCCGCGCTTCCAAGCGACGAACATATGACGCCAAGGCAACGGTGATCCAACCGATAAATACCGAGAACGCGCAGGACTTTTCCTCAATAAAGGATGGGGAGTCCGCGGAAAGACAACCCGTACGGCTCTGGAGCGCGAAACCCGTCTATAGAAAATCCAGATCATTCCGCATTAAGAACATCAGACATATCGCATGCGCAATCATTTCCATCGCTCTCATGCTCTTCATCCTCGCCTCATCCGCTGGAGCGGCTTACGTGGGCTTTCGAGTCTATCGTGCCGTTGACCACCAAATAGAACCCTTCAGGGAGCTCGCCGCCGTTAACAATGGTGAGTTACCCGCGGAGAAAGCTGTCGTGGTTCGAGGTCTCGTTGGAGGCTTCCTTGACATCATGCGAGCCACAGGCGCTAACAT